ACCACGCAGCAGGCCACGTTGCGCTCCTATTGAACCAAACATCCATCGTGAACTCGGAACCGGACCAATCGTTTGAGTCTGGAACCGTAACGTGCCCCGTGTTGCCTGCGAAGGATATGGATCCTAGGGCTGATGTATTGAAGGTGGGTGAGTTTACGAGGGTGCCAACATGCCCTCTTCCACTTAAATCATTCCAAGATGTTCCGCTACCAGGATAGCTATCCCTGTTAGCAGCATCTAGGTACAGGATCAAACCGCTCGTTGTCACCTTAGGATTGTATATTTGTGCCATGTTAAACTCCGTATCTGCTCCTAAAAGCACTGAAATTTTGTGCAACTTCTCCTGCGTTCAAACCTCTATTGTAGAGTTTCACCACGCTTATTTTGCCGTTTAACCAGAAGGGTGTGCTCATACCACCGATCGAGATTCCGTTTTGTCCCATGTTCGCATTTGTGATCGTTCCCTGCACCGTTTGTGATGTACCATTGATGTAGAGAGCATATGAAGAGGAACTTCTCGTTGCCACTATTTGGTACCACCTGTTCGTTGTTACACCGCTCCATGTGCTGTATACAGCTCCACCGCCTGAGTGTTTTCCGAGGAATAGAAGTCCGCTGTTGAGACCAAACCACCACTTATCTGCGGTTGATCCTCCAACGGGATCGTTCTGGAGGAAGGGGGTGGGAGCTGACCCAGCATTGATGGAGTTCATCCACACCCACGATTCTATCGTGAAATCCCCGGTACCGAACGAATAGCTCGCATCGTTGTATGTATAAACATACGTGTTGAGCCCTGCGAAGTTCATCGTTCCACCGTAATCCGTACTGAAGGTAGGTCCGTTCTGGTACGAGGATGTGTTACGCTTCACGAGATCGTACCAAAAAGTTCCGCTTCCGGGATGACTCTCCCTGTTCGCGGCATCGAGGTAAAGGACTAATCCGCTCTCTGAAATATCTGGTCCGCATGATGATGCCATGTTAAACTCCGTATCTGCCCCTCAGGGCGGTGAAATTAGAAGAGATTTCTCCTGCAGAGAGTGCCCTGTTGTACACGGCAACTTGAGAGATGCTGCAGTTCGCGTATCCTGCCGGTCCAGGAAAGCATCCGATTCCCACCGTGTTTGTTGCCTCGATGGAGAGACCACCCGAGAGCGCAGAGGATGCAACCTGAACACCATCGTAGTAAACTCTGTGTGTTGTGCCATCGTGGGTTGCACAGAGGTTGTGCCACCGCCCATCGTAGTAGTTTGTGGTGAAGAGGCTAGTCGCGGTTGTTGCAGATGCTCGAGCATAAGATCCCACTTGAGTTCCCTGGAGACTCACATCGAATCCGTTGTTGCCCAAGGAAATATTGTTCGAAAAACATACGAGGTATTTATTGGTTTGTTGCGTGGATGTTTTAAACCAGCAACTGATTGCCATGGATCCCGCTGTTGAGATGCCCGATGCGGTACCGTAATCGTTCACACCATCGAACACAACGGATCCGAGAGCATCCGACGAGAACGTAGGCCCATTCACAAGGGAAACGTTCCTGCTGTTACCGCTCAGATCGCTCCAAGCTGTTCCACTTCCTGGGTATGATGCCGGGTTTCCTGCATCGAGGTACATCACTAATCCACTCGTTACTAGTTTTGGGTTATAAGCTGTTGCCATCGTGATCACTAAATATAACAAATTTCCACACTTCGTGAGATTTATTTGCGAGTATTTACAAATTGTTGTGGGTGCATTAGATTATTGGAGCTTACCACACAACCCACAGGTGATCAGATGGATAACGAACTCGTAGAAAAGCAGAACAGGGCCCTCAACGTTCTCGTGGAGGCCGCTCGCCTCGCCCAAACCCGCGGTGCATTCACACTAGAGCAGGCTGCCCTCATCGCAGAGGCAATCGGTGTGTTCAGGCCCGCACAGCCTGAGGCACCACCTGCGGAGGCACCACCTCCTGCAGAACCAGCAGTTTTTTGATGTGATGTGAGGCCGGTGCACAGGTTCCTAGCCTGTGCACCTTTTTTGTTTGTATAATCCGGTAAAATGCCACAAAAACTCTTCAATGTTAATTTCGGTAGATTAAAGGCGGATGCCACGGGCCCAACGGGGGTTGGCTACACTGTCCTCGATGAGGAGGGCACCACGGTAACCCCCAGAACCACGGAGGGCGTGTATCAAACCGCTCCTGGTATCTACGCAGCCTACATAACGTTTCCACATCCGTTCTCTGGACAGGTGCTGTGGGATACTGGGGATGCCTTCGACCCGCCCGCCTATGCAGCAGAGGAGTACTCTAATACCGAGGGCATGGTGGAGAAGATCTACCAGATGCAGTTCGGTCGGTGGGAGATCGTGAACAACCAGATGATTTTCTACAGGGAGGACAACACCACGGAGCTTGCTCGTTTCGATCTCTTCGATGAGTCTGGTAATCCTTCGGTCGATTCTGTATTTAAGAGATTGAGGGTGTAATTGGCTAGAATACCTGTAAAAATTGGAAATGGATCCGCCAGGGGCATCTCAGCTGGCGGAGGCGCTTCTAGAGTTGGAAGCACCCTAGTCACTAGAGGTTTTGGAAGAAATCAGAGCATAGTTGTCCAGGGTTTCAGTTTTATGACAGCTGTAGGCGAAATACTTACGAGATTCATAGAGCTGGGTCAGTCTGGAACGAAGAGAGCGCTCAGAGAAATTCAAGAAGTTGTTGTCTGGGCCAAGCTTATCAGGGTAAACAATAAAACACCAGAATCGCCCATCCAAGGATTTGTTAAAATCAAACTGAGTGATGCATCTCAGATTGCCGTTAGAGCTGTTAAAAAAGTGTCTGTCAAAGTTAGATCAATTTTCGATGACTTAAAGATCACAGTCAACAGACTAAAATAGGAGATATTTAGTTGCGATGGAACAATTGACTGAAACCGTAGAGCTTGATCTAGAAGAATCAAACGATCTGACCTTTAAAATAAAGATGGAAGGCACAGCAATGTCGCCTGCAAAAGTGAGGCTAGTTTGTGAAAACAACGACTTTGCCTACATGTTTAACGGCTACGGCACAGGTGAGGACGAAGTTGTTCAATTCACAATCCCGAGAATGGATAAGCGTTTGTCGGAAGGAAACTACAGAGCCCGTGTAGAAGTCCTTGTCGACAATAGATACTTCGCTCCTTTGCAGTTTAATCTCAATTTTAAGAAAACTCTCTCTGTTGTTGCAGAAGCAATACAGGTCGTCAAGAGACAGTCAAATCCAGAAGTTACAGTAACTGCAACTTCATTAATTTCTTCCAGACCTGCGCCACCCGCTGTTTCAACTATAAAATTCGAGAAAAGACCTGAACAACAAGTAGCCAAAAACGAATCTTTCGTTCAAGAAAAATCTGAAGTTGAAAAGAGTGAAGTCGTGGCTCCTCAATCCACAACACCAACATCAGCTACAACACCAGGCTCTCTCAGAGATGCATTCCTTAGAAAGACTTCTCAAGAAATGCTACAAAAGTCTCTTAGAGAAAAATTCTCTAAGCAGCAGTAGAAACAATCGCCAGGAAAGCGCCTTAAAAGGACACGCCTCCTGAAACTAAAAGTGAATTGAATGCATACTTATCCTTCAAGATAGGTGTGACTCATGGCCACTTTTGTAACTACTATTTCTCCAACTCCATTCGGATTTTTTGATTCTGATTCAGAATTTCAATCAGAAGCTGATGGAATGGTCACTTATGTTAAGCGAAAATTAGGCGATGACGTCCTTTCAGTTGAGCTGACCAAGAAAGAAATTTGGGCTTGTTTTGAGGAGGCTGTCTGTGAATACTCTCGCCTTCTTCACGAGACAAAGATAGTTTCTGAGCTAACCAATGTTCTCGGAGTCCCGACGGGATCAATTGACATTACCAACAAGTATACGCAACGCTCTCTCGAGTATTTGCTTCGCATGTCAGAGCCTTATGCAACCAATGCTTTCGTAGGCGGATCTGAGAATGCAATATTCGGTTATTTCGACCTGGTTGCAGGTCAGCAAGATTATGACATTTATAAAGATCTTAAAGACTTTGTTAGTGGAAGCAACGTGTATGACAGCCTTGTCCAGAAAGGAAAGCTCAGAGTCGTAGAATTATTTCACGTTGAACCTCTCGCTGCTCAGCACTTTCTTCTCAATGCGAGTAACATTACCAACTTCCTTGCAACCAACTTTAATTACGAGTCATACGTCAACTCATCAATCTTCTACGTCCTTCCTATATTTGAGGATGTCCTCAGGAGAGGTATGCTGGAGTCTGCTTTCAGAGTGAGAAGGTCGCACTACTCCTACGAGATCATGGGAAGCAAGCTAAGGATCTACCCAATGCCAGTCACAGATTTGCAAGTCGGTAAATTATTTTGCAAGGTTCTACCGCCTCAGAATCCTCTTAGCCCCTCCGCTTTTGGTGATCAGACTGTCTATGGAGTTTCTGGTCCTTCTAACATACCCCTTGGAAATATTCCATTTAGTACGATAAATCAGCCTGGAAGGCAGTGGATAAGACAGTATACGCTTGCTCTTTCTCGAGAATTACTGGGTCTAATCAGATCAAAGTTCCAAAATATACCAATTCCAAACGCAGATCTTCAGTTGAACGGAGAGGCTCTCGTTACTCAAGGAAGAGAAGATAAAGAGAAATTACAGACCCAGATGAAAGAATTCCTGTCCCAGCTGACTCATCAGAAACTTCTTGAAGCAGATGCAGCTGCTGCAGAATCTCTTAACAAGCAGTTACGCTATGTTCCAATGCCAAAAGGTAAGGCAATTACTTTAGGGTGATGAAAAATGGCACGTCTTTTTATAACCCCTAGAGAGCTCAACTTTATTTCCGACATTACGAAGGAAATAGTCAAAGATGTAATAGGACAAAAAGTCTATTACTATCCGATATCTGAAATTAAGACGAAGACTCACGGCGTATACAATGAGTCTCTAAGAAAGGTCTATGAGAATCCGATAGCCTTGGACGCACTCGTCGACAACAACTTCCAGAACGATACTAAGATAGATAAGTTTGGAGTGGATGCTCAGTATAAAATTGAAGTTTATCTTCAGCACCGTGACCTCGTAGACAAGGGAATTAATGTTGCAATTGGAGATTTCTTCTCGTTCTCTGACGTCTTCTATGAGATAACAGAGCGTGTCTTCATGCGCAATATCTACGGAATGCCTGAACACAAAGACGGAGTCAAACTTGTTGGTGTCAAGGCACGTGAAGGTCTTTTCTCAGCCGCAGTTATTGGTCCCACAGACATAGATTACTCCGATGCCGACGCGGTACAGAAAGAGTTTCATCAGCAGCGCGGTGAGCATCTTGATCAAGATGGTGTTGCAACAGGTGATAAGAGAGACCTTGTTGAGAGCGGCGTTCTTGATAAACCGCTAACGGGACCCAAAGAGGTTTCTAGCAAGGGAGACTTGAGCGGAGCGGGATCTTCTTTTTACGATGAGTGAGATTTAATATGTCGACAAGATTAAAATCAAATTCTAAGAGAAATTTTGGTCAGTCTCCGCTGCCTACTGGCTATGAGAACGATGCAGGCTCTCCTGAATTTTCCATACCTTCTTGCGGCATAGAGGACGTAGATTCTTCTATGTTCAACTTGTTTGATAAAGAAATATGTGTAGAAATAGGCGGAAATGAATCTTCGTCTGCAAAAAAGGTACCAGTTATATTTGCAGCAGGAGAAAAGTGGGCACTTTTAAGAAAAGGCGCGTTGTTGAGAGACAGGAACAATACTCTCATCTTGCCGCTCATAACAATAATGAGGACTGAACTGAATCAAAGTGTAAGTGAAGACGTAGTCGGAAGAGGAATAAACCAGCAGCTGGGAGAGATTGTCGTAAAGAGAAGGTTAGATAAATCTGATAGAAATTATCAGAATCTAATCAACAGGCTTCTGATTCCCAATCAGAAAAATGTTTCTAATTCATCACCAGATGGAATATCTTCAGATAGATCGACAGGTTCTTTGTCGTCTACCAAGAAGACGAGAGAAGGCGCTTTTCTGTCTCCTAATTTAAAAAATAACGTGTATGAAACTCTCGTTGTTCCAATGCCTCAGTTCTATACTGCAAAGTATCAGATAACCATTTGGACTCAGTACACACAGCATGCAAATCAGATTCTTGAAAAAGTTTTTAGCTCTTTCTTGCCGCAAGGTCAATCTTGGCGACTTGACACGCCCAAAGGCTACTGGTTTATTGCAAAAGTTGAAGAAGGATCTTTCGAGACAGAGACGAACTTCGACGACATGTCCCAGCAAGAAAGATACATCAAGCATTCTTTCATTGTGACTGTACCTGCTTATTTTTTCGTCTCCTCAGCACCAGGACTTCCCATTCCGATCAAGCGATATGTCTCTTCTCCATTTGTTTCTTTTGACACAAACGCCTATCCTTCAATTTCTGAAGAGACAAACGAATCTAAATATGTCCTTGGATCAGACGATCCAACTCTACCCCTTGACGATCAAGCTAACAATAGAGACGATCAACGGAACATTGGTTGGAGACAGCAGAAAGTATACGCCATAGGACTTTCTGAAAATCCTGCAATCATTGAAAATGATCCTGCGACAGCAGGAATTCCAAGAGGTTACGTTAAGGTAAAAAATACAACTTCTAAGGGAGAGACTGTTTATTCTGGTGCTTCTCTTGAAGATCTAGAAATTGTAGTAATTAAGTGATGTCTTCTTGCATTTATCAGTGATAGTTATGCCACAGAATCACTGATTGAAGGAGATTAGATAATGGCCGAGCAGACATTTAAGTCGCCCAACTTTTATGAGCGTGAAATTGATCTTTCCGCTCCAACCATCACCGGACCCGTGGGCGTCCCCGCTGCTGTGATCGGTACTGCAAACAAGGGACCTGCCTTTGTTCCTGTCACGGTTGCAAACTTCAGTGAGTTTACACAGACTTTTGGCAATCTTGACCCGAAGCACTTTGGACCTTATGCAGCCAACGAATTCTTGAAGCATAGGGCATCTCTCACATATGCAAGAGTACTCGGTGCAGGAGCTAACTCAACAGACGCAGATCTCTCAGAGACACTTTCTTACGGAACAGTAAAAAATGCAGGCTTCACTCTGCCCGGCGCAGTTGACGCTCTCGCCGATGACAAGAGAGATCTTGGCGCAGTTCAGTTCTTAGTTGCACAACACGTACCGGGATCAAATGCTGCTTTCGGCATGCCAGTTTTTCATGACAATGACACAGTTGAAGGTGCAAATATAAATCTTGTCAGAGGTTTAATTATGACACCAAACACTTCAAGAGTGATGGTGCTTACCAGCTCTGCAGCGGCTGTCGGAATTGGTCCTTCAACACTTGATGCAACAGAGGTTGACGCTTCTTCTAAGTTTAAGATTGTTATATCTTCTTCTTTGGGATCAGCATTTTCAAACACAGACGGGTCTCCGGGAGTAAAGGTGCTTATAGCTTCTTTTGATCCTTCGGATAAAGACTATTTTGGTAAGATACTTAACACAGATCCTGATAAGTTCTATCAGGAACAGCACTATCTTCACGCAGATTTTGCCGTAGATCCCAACGTAGCACACGTTAACGCAGGTCTTCCTGTTGCAATCTTGTCAGGCTCGAACAATACAAGCTCTGACGGAAAGTCAAGCCTCAGCTTCAGGGAGGTTTTCGGATCCTACGACACAAGATTCAAGTCGCCATCCACGAGCTACTTCATATCTCAGCCTTTCGGAAATACAGAATACGATCTATTTAAGATTGAAGCTCTTGATGATGGAGAATATGCAAACAACCTATACAAGATCTCCATCACTAACATAAAAGCATCTACGAACGAAGCGTATTCTTACGGAACATTTAACGTTCAAGTCCGAGCCTGGGACGATACAGATACGTCTCTGAATATTCTCGAACAATTTACCAACTGTTCTCTAGATCCAAATTCAGAGAATTACGTTGCCAAGCTTATTGGTGACAGAAAAGTCTACTACAACTTTGACGCAACCAATCCTTCAGAGAAGCGTCTTGCTGCAACTGGCAAGTACTCAAATAACTCGAAGTATGTTAGAATAATCATGAACGAAGATATTGAGAAGGGTACGGTTCCTTCGAATGCTCTTCCCTTCGGATTTAGAGGACCTAACCTTCTAAAGGTAACACCCTCGCTCAAGGTTTCTGACGCTCTTGCTACTTCGAACTCTCGTCTCGCAGGAGTTCTAGGTTCCTACACATCTTTGAGCAGCTCTTTCCTTCCACCCGTTCCTCACAGATACAAAGTTACAAGAGGAGAGACTTCGGACGCAGGTTTTAGTGGAGAACCAGGTCCTGCAGAGCAAGCAAACGTCTCTTACTACTGGGGCGTTAAGTTTGAAAGATCTTCTGCAGCATCTTCTGCAAATTCTGATAACGTTCTTAACTCCAATATCGTCTCTGAAAAAGACGTCCTTCTCGAGTCTCTTACTAAATTCTGCGGAATTGAAAAGCTGGACGCTCTTACGACAGGATCGTACTCTGATTCAGTGCACAACAACAAGTTCTCACTTGCAAAAGTTGCTCTTTACAATCGCAGTCTTTCTGAGCTTACTAGCTCAGTTAACAATCACATGAGAGAGGCAGCCTATATCAGGAATGCCAAACTTAGCACAACTGATTACACATGGAGCGAGAACGGAAGATCGAGAATGACTTTCGCCACCTTGCTATCTTCGGGGTCTGCTGCTCAGTTCAACAGATTTTCTGCATATGCGAAGTTTACAAACTTCATGTACGGCGGATTCGATGGTACCAACTTCCTCAACAGAGACGCACGTCGTCTCAACGATAAGTCTGTCTCTTTTGAATCGACGGGTGGCGCATCTGTTAACAATACAATCCCAGGCTTCACCTTGAATCCTTCTGGTCAAGACGTCAATAACAACGGTGTCGCATCTTACCTGTCAGCTGTTGACATTATGACGAATCCGCTCACGTCAAATAACAACATACTTGCAATACCTGGTGTCAGGGAGGCTTACATAGCAAATCAGGCCATGCAAAAAGTGAGAGACTACGGTCTTTCAATGTACGTCATGGATTTGCCTTCCTACGACGACAACGGTGCTAGAATATTCGATGATTCTACAGGTAAGCCAAACATCAATCAGACTGCTGCGAATTTTGACAGCAGATCGATAGACAACGATTACACAGCAGTCTATTATCCCGACATCTTCATTGACGATGCAACAAACAGAAGGAAGGTCAAGGTGCCTGCATCGGTCGCAGCACTCGGCGCGCTGGCTTTCAACGACAGAGTGACTTATCCATGGTTCGCACCGGCAGGATTCAACAGAGCAGCTCTTGACTTTGTGTCCAACGTTACAGTCAGACTCGGCGGAGCCGATAAAGACAGACTCTATGAATCTCGCATCAATCCAATAGCATCCTTCCCAAGGCTTGGCTATGTGATCTACGGACAGAAGACTCTCAAGATTAACAAGTCGGCACTCGATAGAGTCAACGTAAGAAGACTCATGCTCGAGATCAAGAGAATAATAATTGGAATCGCTCAGAGAATGGTGTTCGAGCAAAATACCCCTGCAGTCCGTAACAAGTTCGTTGCAGATGCTTCATTCCAGCTTGGCCTCATCCAGACGCAAGCAGGTGTCGAAGCATTCCAGGTCATAATGAACGAATCAAACAACTCACAGGAAGATTACGATTTGAACCGACTCAACGGCAGAATAGTCGTAGTTCCAACTCGCGTGGTCGAATACATCGCTATAGACTTTATTGTCACAAATAGCGGTGTTCAATTCGTCTGAAAAGTGATTCAGACACATAGTTAGAAAGAAATTGGGAGCAGATAAATGGCACAACTGAAATTCGGAAGCGCAGGAGTAACGGCAAGAGAGATCGACATCTCGGGTCCAACTACTCAACAGCCTGTTGGAATACCTGCGGGAATTGTTGGAACTTCTCTAAAAGGACCTGCGTTCGTCCCAGTTACCGTCGGAAATCTTTCTGATTGGTACTCGAAGTTTGGTCAAACTGATGGAAAGAAGTTTGGACCACTTGCCGTAGTGGAGTGGCTCAGGTATGCTCAGTCAGCTACATACTTGAGAGTTCTTGGCGTAGGTGACGGTCGTAAGCGAAATTTGACCACAGGAAAGGTGACTTCTGCAGGATTCGTAGTAGGAGAAAGACTTCCAAGTTCTGACGGGGCCATTTCTTCGAACTCATATGCAGTCGAAGGAGCCAATGCACCTGAAGGACGCCTTTACTTCCTTGGATGCTTCATGTCTGAATCAGCGGGTTCTACATACTTTAGCGAAGCTGGAATTCAAGGCGTTGGTGCGTCAGTTCCTGGGATCACTTCTTCTCTTCCGATAGTCAGAGGCGTTCTCATGGCTCCTTCTGGGGTTCTTCTACGTCTCTCCTCTTCTGTCGGCGGCGTCAGCGATTCTCCCACGTCAACAACACCCGGAACAAACTCTTCTGCAAAGGGAGCTTCAGTCGGATTCGTTGAACTTTCTGACGGATCTAAGCCGAAGCAAGAATTCGTTCTTTTCCTCAACGGACACAAAGGCACAGACACGAGATATCCAAATGTCATAACTGCTTCTTTTGATCCTACGACAAAGAGCAGCTATTTTGCCAATGTCTTCAACACGGATCCTACCAAGATACAAGAGGCAGGTCACTATCTCTACGCAAACTGGGACATTCATCCTACGCTCGCCGTAGTAACAGGCACGGGACTAGTTAAGCCTTCTTACGGTGCTGGTGTCGTAGGTAATGGAAACAAAGAGCCTGCAGCTTTTATCGTCACATCTTCTCTCGGAAGAAACGTCGCAAGCGCAACGGTGCCTGCATATGAATCTTTCGAAGACAGATTCTCTCATGCAGTCTCGCCATGGGTTGTATCTCAAAAATTCGGCGGAAAGCCTCAAAATCTTTTCAGACTGCACGCCCTCGACGACGGATCAGGTGCTTCGACTCAGTTCAAGGTGTCGATCGATAACATCACAGTTTCTAACGATCCCCTCAACAAGTACGGATCGTTCACATTGACGCTGAGATATTGGAACGACAGAGACCAAGACAAGAAAGAGCTGCCAAGAGAAGTTTATTCAGGAGTCAACCTTGATCCTTCTTCTGACCGTTACATAGCAAAAGTGATCGGAGACGTTTACGCTTACTTTGACTTTGATCGTGAAGAATCTGAGCAGAAGCTGGTTGTCGAAGGAAACTATACGAACAGATCGAATTACGTCAGAGTCGAAGTCCACCCAGACGTAGAGAATGGATTCGTCGATCCTTCTTCAATACCGATGGGCTTTAGAGGAATAGATCACCTCGTGACTTCAGGGTCTGCTCCGCTTTCATCTTTTGGAAGCTCAGACAACTCAGTCCTTGATTTCGTAAATGCAGCAAAATCATCTGTGACACCTCCGCTTCCTTTCAGAAGGAAGATAACAACGTCGACAGAGTGGACAGCAACTGAGCAGGTCAACTCTCGCTTCTACTGGGGCGTTCAATTCGAACACCCAGCCTCGCTTACTAAAAAGAACGACAGCGTTATTTCAAACAACTCGCTGAAGTCTTTCTCCAGGTTCTTCCCGTCTTTCGCAGCGACAGAAGCGAAATTCATCACAGGAAGCAACCCAGGTCAACCCGACAGCGCTGATCTCGGAATTTTGGATTCGGATAGATTCTGCAACAACTTCTTCTCTCTCGAGAACATTCAGGTTGTCACAGGATCGAACACGCTGGCTGATCCTAACAAGTGGGTCCACGCAGTATACTCTCGAAACGGAGCTACGGTCAATGCAGCAGAGATTGCTGCAAGGTCGCCTGGCGATGAGAACAAACTGAGATTCTTCAAGGTCGAAGACATCGGCTCTAACAAGCAGTTTGCTAAATTCTCCTTCCTCATGCAAGGAGGATTCGACGGAACAAACATCTTCAACACAGACGAATCTGAGATCAACAACGCAGCGGTCTCTGCTGACATGGTCGTCTCAAATCAGCGTGCTGACAAGCCTGAAGAAGGACCAAACGTTCGCACGTACCTCAAGGCCCTCGACGTGATGAAGAACACAACAAACGTCGACATCCAGCTCCTCGCGATCCCAGGCATTCGCGAGCCCATCGTCACCGACGCCGCCACACTCGCCGTGGAGGAGAGGTTCGACGCTCTCTACGTCATGGACATCGAGCAGGTCGACGAGAACAACGAAGCCGTCAAGTCGGAGACTCAGCTTCCCTCAGTCCTCAAGACTGTCGACACATTCGTCAACAGATCGGTCGATTCGTCCTTCGCAGCGTCATACTTCCCCGACGTTCTCTATAGAGACCCAACGGGAAAGAACGTCTACGCTCCTCCCTCGGTTCTCGTCCTCGGCGCCCTCGCCCTCAACGACAGCGTCGGTCACCCGTGGTTCGCTCCTGCAGGATTCACCAGAGGCGCGCTTCCACAGGACGCCCTCGAGCCCCGCGTCGCTCTATCTCAGGGCGACATGGATCGCCTCTACGACGTCTCAATCAACCCGATCGTCGCCTTCGCTGGTGGACCTCAGTCGGGTACGAACCCACGCGGCGGCGTGGTAGTCTGGGGTCAGAAGACGCTTCAGGTCGCAGCTTCAGCTCTCGACAGAGTCAACGTCCGCCGTCTCCTCATCGACATCCGCCGTCAGGTCCGCGACATCGCTCAGACGATCCTCTTCGAACCGAACCGTGAGGCAACACTCGCACGCTTCTCAGCCGCGGTCACCCCACGTCTCCAGAGAATCCAGCAGCTCAGCGGTCTCGAGAGGTTCAAGGTGGTCATCGACTCCTCGACAACTACGCAGGACGACATAGAAAACAACACAATTCGTGGTAAGATATTCGTACAGCCCACGAAGAGCATTGAATTCGTCTCGCTTGACTTCGTGGTTGCAAACAACCTTCAGCAGATTCAGTGAGGAATAAATGAGAATAACACGCCAACAGTTAACTGACCTTATTAACGAAGAGATTTCCTCGGCCCTCCTGGAGCGTCAGAACAGGCGCCTCCTGGAGGACAGGATGGATCCGATGGACACAGAGGAAGAGGGACCCATGTCAGTCGACGACCTCGTGGATTTCGCTCGTGCCTATGCCGCTCTTTCCCGCGAAGACAGAAAAAATCTCGACATGATCCTCGACGGTAGAGGCGAGAGCGTGACAGTCGAAGAGGTCGAAGACCTTCAGGCAGCGCTCAGCCACTTCCACTCGGGATTGGCCGATTATCTCAAGGACGCCCGCGAGGCGGCTCAGACGTACACAGACGAGGACGACGACGGCACTTTTGCCGCTGCAGTCAGAATGAACCGCTGATTAGGCCTCTAAGCAATCGGAAAGGATGGGTCAGGAAGAGATTCCTGACCTTTCTATATTTCCATCGTGTAGACTATGTTTTCGCAACCCCATATCTTCACGACACCTGCAGCCTCTGCAACTGCTGCTTCTGTCAGACCGTTCTTCGAGTCAGCCTTGTACTTGAATCTGTTGAAACGATTCGTGAAGTCCGTCCACCAAAAACGTGGCGGCGTCTTGCTGACTGCCTTGAAACCTGCCTTCTCGTAACCCTCTCCTGCTCCACCGAGTCGAGTGTCCACGTAAGTCATCAGATTCTTGATGCCTTCTTTCCTACATTCTTCTACCAAGGTCTTCATGAGACGACTGAGACCTCCTTGCACATTGCAGCCCTTCTTTGGGCAACATCTCGCGACTTCCATTGTTGACTCTCGTTTATGGAACGGCTTTCTGATCGACGCTGCATAGACTATCGATTCTTCATAAACTAATCCCCAAGCCCGCGCCGCCGCAGTGTCGCCGTCGATGTGGTTTTCTTCAAAGAAGGATTTTCTCTCCTGAGGAGTCAATTCCCTCACAGAGCACTTTCGTGCCCCCATTTTGTTAGGAGACATGCCGAGGCGGGAGAGTATCATGGACTTGACTATCTCTGACTTTTCCCTCCACTCGTCCTCAAACACGTGCATCAGACTTATCCCTGAACGTGCTGCAGCCGCGGTCTTATTGGAGTGGTATAACGTCGATCTGTTCGCGTGAGAATGCCAATAGAGGCCGTTGTACTCGACGGCAAAAGACGATCCTATCGCGTGTATGTCGAGCTCGAGACCGTTGTCGAGAGATGATCTGTCGTTCCTCTTCACTTCGACCCCTAGCTTCTCAATCCACTTGGCCAATCTCTCCTGCGCAGCCGATCCACCAGGTGAGCACTTAAAGCACTTGCCATACTGTAGCGACCTGAGGGATCCCATGAACTGCTCACCACAGCCCGAGCACTCCACCTGTATCACCTTCTGTGCGTCGTTGATGTACTCCTCTAGCCCGCCGATAACCTTCAACATTCCGAGGTCTTCTATCCTCGACTTGATCTCTTCTGCAGGGAGTCGCTTCATCGCATCGAGACGTTTACGGATGTTTTCACGTCTCATCGTCAGTGAGACGCGAGCGGCCATGTTTGCAACCCGCACGTCGCAATCTTTGGATAGTCCTCTTGCCCATGGGGCGACCTCACCATCCGCGTATTTCTTCTTCAAGTTTTCCGCTGCACTCTTCACTCTTGCGTCAGACTCAGCACTTGCACCCTTGTTCCAAGCCGTCAGTTCTCCTGAGTCGAAGGACGCTTTTCTGCCTCTGGCTGTTGCCTCCCCGCGGAGGCGGACTCTCTCATCTGTCTCCTTCGTGAGACCCTTGGACCAAGTCGACTTACCTCTCAACGCATCTGACCTCTTTCTCGATATTTCCTCGGCCGCTGCTGGGGAACACACTGCGTATATCGATCCGTTGTGACCGTTCACCACGCTCGAGTATCCGTCCCACCAACTCTTCCATTTTGTCTCTGTGCCACACCCGCATGCACATTTTCCGGGACCTCCGTTCATGGAGTCCCACAAGTCTTTCACGGTCGTAGCGTGTGCCTCGCCTAGGTGAGCCTCGAACGCCGTCAGTCGCTTGCTCTTGAAAGAGGAGCATAGGGGACACTGCACCTCTCTCATCTCTCTGCCTTTAACTGCACCCATCTGTTTTTGTACCTCAGTTTGAATTATAGATTCGTTAAAAAAATAGTAAAAAAAAAATTTTTTTCATAGTTAATCTTGATCAATCTGCAAAGATCAAAGGAGAAATAACATGGCTGCTGAGACACTCAACGTCGAATCAATGATTCCCGCGAAATTCGAACCCAAGCGCAAGAACCGTTGGGTCCTCATGATCGAGGGCATCGACGCATACATCATCAAGACATCGTCACGCCCGACCATCACGACGGAAGAGGTCGAGGTTCCCTTCATCAACTCACGTCGCTACCTCGCCGGCAAGACGACGTTCAACACGATGGCCGTCACCCTCCACGACCCAATCGCTCCTTCGGGCGCGCAGCAGGTCATGGAGTGGATCCGCACCCACTTCGAATCGGTGTCGGGACGTGCAGGCTACGCCGACTTCTACAAGCGTGACATCCAGTTGAAGATGCTCGATCCAGTCGGAACCGTCGTGGAACTCTGGGACATCAAGGGCGCGTTCATCACCGAGGCGAACTTCGGAGAGGTGACCTACGAGGACGGCGGTCCAATGGAGATATCTCTCACACTCCGCTTCGACAACTGCGTACTTCAATTTTGACATTAATATTCGACAAAAGAGAAGAACAAAAACTCAAACGTCGAATATACAAGTAAAGAGGTCTGTGGTATACTTATACCGTGGACCTTTCTACATTTACCTGCCCAACATGCAAAGAGTATCAGTCGTCAGACTTAGACTCTATCAGAATTCACAGTCAAAAGAAGCACAAGCTCTCATCTATCGAATTGTATCGTCATCTCTTCCTGAACGGAGACGAAGTCAAGTGCGCTTGCGGCTGCGGTCAAACGCCTAAATTCTGGTCACTTCAGCGTGGATTTGCCAAATACGTCCGCGGTCACTCGTCACGTGTCAACAACAACTGGGGTCACAACGAGACAGCTAAGGAGAAGAGTCTCAAGAAACGGCGTGACGAGGGACTCTGGGGTCGCGATCCGTGGAATCGTGGTAAGACAAAAGAGAGTGATGATAGATTGCAAAAATCAAGTAATACGATGAAAAAGATGCACGGCGAAAGATACTCAAGATTAATGAGAGACAATCGCCTTTCTGGTGCCATACCTTCTCTCACTGGCTCCGCACACTCGCAATGGAAAGGTGGCACCTCTGCGCTTGGTCCTCTCTGCAGGTCGAAGATCTACCGCACCTGGGCCTTCCCAAAGCTTCAAGCTGCGGGATTCAAGTGCACGAAGTGCGAGTCGACGAGGGACTTAGAGGTCCACCACGATGGAGAGAGATTCGCAGAGATCATGCAGAAGGGCATTCAGACTCTCGGCGAACCAGGAGATGATTGGGACAGGAAGGAGTGCTTCGCCGAGTGGGTGGCGTGGTACCATGAGATGAACAACATCACAGGTGTGGTTTTGTGTGAGAAGTGCCACGATGAACAGCACACCTCAGGAATAATCCCGCTAAATGGACCTGCCTGACACGTGGCCGGCAGAAACGAGAATTAACTCCTCAGCTCCACGTTATCGTGCCGGTACCTGTGAAGGTGTACGCTGTGTAGCCTCCTGAAGTAGAGACTGTCGGATTGCCTGTGGTCGATGCATTTTTATAAGCAGAAAGATGTCGCACGACGACGACCCCGCTGCCACCGTTCGCGCCTGTTCCGAAATAGACAGATCCACCGCCACCACCACCGGTGTTTGCAGTTCCTGCCACCGCTGTGCCGCCGCCTGCACCACCTCCTCCGAGGCCGCCCGCTCCTGCAGGGCCCGAGTTGGATGCACCGCCGCCGCCTCCTCCCGCGTAGTAGGTAGCCGTTCCAGTGATGGAGCTCACGCGCCCGATGCCACCAGCGCCAGATGTGCCTCCGCTCCTGTTGCCACCTGCGGCTCCTGCACCACCACCGCCACCTGCTCCCTGCTGGCCTCCGCTGCCGGTGCCACCCGCACCTCCGTTGTTTCCTTGCCCCGCGGTTCCCAGGCCGAACGAGTTGCCCATGTTGCCATCGGCACCGCCTCCCGAACCACCGCTTGAACCGAAACCGTTACCGCCACCTATCGAGGTGAATCCGAACGCAGAGGAGTTGTTGCCGTTCGTGATGGTGGGCCGTGCCGCGTTACCACCGGCACCCACCGTGATCGTGTAGGCCTGGCCGGAAGAAACCGCAACGGAGCCCGAGAGCAAACCACCGGCACCTCCGCCACCGCCACCGCTGTTGTAGTTGCTATACGAACCTGCTCCACCTCCTGCAACGATGAGGTACTCAACCGTTGGGGGTGCAACCATGGTTCCACCGAAACGAGTGGAACCTTTGATGGTGATGGGATTATTGATCGATACCGCCATTGTTGATCCTCAGGGTGTGGGTGTTTCTGCAATGAGATCCCAGCTCACGGTTGCCTCATTCCACATGTAATCCCCACCGTCCGCGGGATAGGCAACGGGAGCTCTCCAGCGGCATGTTGTCTCATCGAGGAGCCACGATGGAAATGGTTGAGGAGGAATGAAGGCCTCCCGTGAAGGATCATACGTGTAACCGGGAGCTGCGTAGTTCTTCCTGATGTTACCATTGTAGCTTGTTTGTCTCCACGAAGCGTGACCCGTGATGGATGTGAGGAAGGCGATTCCCGCATCTTCATACTCTACGCCATTGTGGGTTATAACGCTGTTGTTGACTACACAGACTTCAGTTACTATGTTGTTTTCATCTAGCCTCGCGAAATGTGCCATGTTTCTTCTCCTGAGTTCACACCCACTGTATCGTTCCTGTGCCCGTGAACGTGTAAGTTATGTATCCATTTGAGTTAGATACTGTGGGATTGCCTGTTGTTGTTGCAGCCTTGTAGACGTTGGGGTAGCGGATCACCACTATTCCCGACCCGCCTGCTTGTCCTGCCCTTGATGCGAATCCAGAACCAGCTCCTCCACCGCCACCCGTATTTGCGGTTCCTGCTGTAGCAGCTGTGCTGTAGATCACGGCACCATTTCCTCCGCCACCGGCACCACCTGATCCTGGGGTACCGGGGACAGAGTTTCCTCCGCCTCCACCACCACCTGCGTAGTACGTAGC